CCCTATGCCCTAAACTGACACAAAGCATACCGCATCCAATATCCACGCCAACGATGTTTGGAATTACTTTGTTTCCGAGATCCGCAGTAAAGCCAATGACACATCCCTTTCCGGCGTGAACATCCGGCATGATACGAACCTTACAGTCCTTAAAGGCATCCTGAGACAGAAGAGTGTTAATCTGTTCCAAAGCCTCATCTTCGATGGTTTTTGCATAAACTTTCAAATTACTCATAGTGATCCTCCTATACTTTGTATGTTTTGTTATTTCCAGAATTTCCGTTGTATTTTGTGAAAGGGCGAACCCATACACGCTTGCCAGTCTTGGTGATCCGATAGAACCCTCTTACACTTACCTGTTCAGTAGGCTTTGTGTAGTGCCTTTTTGTACCGTCTGCAGGAACAGGTCTGCTATCAATGCGGTATGTGGTTATCAGTGGTGTAGCACCGCCGGAACGGCGCAGGATTTTTCGATGCTTATGAGAAATGCGTTTCTCTTTCTGCTCCGTAGTCTCAATGCAGTTGCGGTAATGAGTTGCAAAACACATGAGAGAATGGAACTTCAATGCCTCCTTGTATGGCGTTCTGTCAGCGGCAAGAACCATCCGGGCAACCTTTCGTTTCTCTTTGCTTAATCCGGCAGGAAAGACAATGTTTTCGATTTCCTGAGTTTTCGGATCATACCGATAATTGCAGACATACACGCCACCCATATACAGATGCAGCCTGACGAATACACCCTCCTGCTCATAATAGAATTTAATATCTTCCTCCGGCAGCTCAACCAATGCGGAGGGGATGGGGATGCGGAACTCTTCGGCATCCAACCAATCTTTATTTTGCTGATACCATTCAATGATCTTCTCTGTTTTCCAGATGGTATCGACTATGATTTTATTGCAGTTTGTAATATCAATCATGCCTAAGACCTCCATTTCTTCAATGGTTCCTTATAGCATTTGTCTATTTGGACACGTTCTTATCAAGCGGCATCGTGCGCTCCGCCGGAGATACGCGAATGTCAGGAGATCCCACTATCCTTATCCGGTTTCGCATTAAAGCCGGAAAACCTGTCAACCAACAAAGGGATGGTGTATGCCGTTATCAACCCTCATACCGGCAGCAGTTTTCACATTAAAAACTGCCAGAAACCTGTTACACGACACTCAAATAGACAAATCTTATAAGGAACCATTACTATATATGCGCCTCATTTGGGGCGGTAAATAATATCAACGTGGGAATCTAATGCCTGTTCAATCTTTTCGTCCGTAACGCCCAAGTAACGAGCCGTAACGGCGGCGGAACTGTGCTGATACAGGCGGCGGACCAGTTCAATATCCTTTCCGTTCTTGTAGTAAATCTCTGTTCCGAAGTATTTACGGAACGAATGGGTGGATATATCCTCATACCCAGGACCGAGCCAGTC